CACTATGGCAAGCCGCACAATTACCATAGAAGTTATGAAAAAGATCTGCGATCGCCTGGCTGAAGGCGAAACGCTAATGGACATTACTAAGAATAAAAACATGCCAAGCTATCGAACCATTACTAGAGCTGTCCAGGCAGATGACATCATCTGGGAAATGTATCGCAAAGCCAGAATACTCCAGGCAGAATACTACGCAGACCGACTAAATGGATTAGCTATGGAAGAGCTGCCAGAAGTAGCAGACCCTCGAATGCTCAACGCAGAAGTGCAACGGCGCCGACTCGAGATCGATACGCTTAAATGGACAACAGCCAGGAACCAGCCGTTCGGTATCCGCGATAAGAAAGAAGATCAGCCACAAGCGCAGACGTTCACAATATCCTGGGCTGGAGGCGACACAGCAGTTAGCGGGGACGAAGAGGATGTGCTGCACTAGGGGAAAGTACGACCGAACAAAGGCTCTGTGTGACCTATCTACGCGCGCGAGCCCAGTGATATGCAGAAATTGCATGGCACAAATTGGGCAAAGATCTATGCGTTTATTGCATACCGAGTTAAGTCATTGTTTTTGCTGCACATTAGATTCCGATAATATATATTATGTTAACTATCGCATCGTTTTTGCCGGATGCCGACCCCCCACCCCCCCAAAAACCGCGCGCCGATCCTTACCATGTAATATACCTGCTAAGATGTGCCCGTGACACTGCCTTTGAACCAGGCCCAGGTTGCTGCTATAAATCACATCTCGGAGCTACGGAGGGGCATCACGGATAGCGAAAGCGCTTCTGAGCAGTTAGAGTGCGCTGTATTGCTAATTGATGTATATGAGGCTATCCTAGAGGCTAACGGCATATTGATCTATGAGGACCAAGAGAAGGTTATTGAGCATTGACGCATATTGAGATCCCTTATGAGCCCAGGCCGTTACAGATGTCTTTACATAATGAGATGCAAGAGAAGCGGTGGGGAGTTGTTGTATGTCATCGAAGGTTTGGCAAGACTGTTTGGGCTATTAATCATATATTGCGGCATGCGTTGCTTTCTGGAAAGGCTAACCCCCGGTATGCTTATATGGCGCCCACCTATCGCCAGGCGAAGAATGTAGCCTGGGATTATATAAAACATTTCGCTGGTGGCATACCGAATGTGCGGTTTCACGAGACTGAATTGCGGTGTGATTTACCTACTGGTGGTAGGATTAGTTTACTTGGTGCTGAGAACCCTGATAGTTTACGTGGTATATATTTGGATGGGTGTGTCATGGATGAGGTTGCTGACATGCCGGAGAATGTGTTTCCAGAGGTTTTACGCCCGGCACTTTCAGATCGTAAAGGTTTTTGTATTTTCGTTGGCACCCCGAAGGGGGCGAATGCTTTTTATGATTATTATGAACAGGCGGTTTCGGATGATGGGTGGCTTGCGGCGGTATATAAGGCCAGTGAGACTGATATTCTTGATAAAGAGGAATTGGAAGCGGCGCAGTCTATGATGACGCATGATCAGTACATGCAAGAATTTGAGTGTTCCTGGAATGCGAATGTTCCTGGATCTATATACGGACAGGAGCTCGAGGATGCTACGGGTGAGGGGCGTGTAACAAAAGTTCCTTATGACCCTACGGCGAAGGTAGACACCTGGTGGGATCTTGGGATTGGCGATAGTACGAGCGTAATTTTTACACAGACTATCGGAAGGGCTGTACATGTGATAGACTTCTATGAAAATAGGAACCAGGGTTTGCCACATTATTGTCAGATTTTAAATCAAAAGAATTATTTATACGGGACACACAACGCTCCGCATGATATAGAAGTTCGTGAATTGGGTAGTGGTAAGTCGCGCCGTGAGGTTGCCTGGGACTTAGGTTTGAATTTTCGTGTTGTTCCCAAGCTTCCTGTTGAGGATGGAATACATGCGGCGCAAATGCTGATACCTAAGATTTGGTTTGATCGTGAGAAGTCTAAACAGTTATTAGAATGTTTGCGGCAGTATCATAGATCGTACAATGACAAGACACGGACGTTTAGAGCAACGCCCGTACATGATTGGAGTAGTCACGCTGCTGATGCGTTTAGGTATTTGGCGGTTGGCATTAGAGAAACGGGGCCGACTATGAAGGCTCCACAAATGCAAGCGGTGATGGATTATGATCCGTTTGCGGCATAGGAGAAAGATATGGCCCCTTTAATTCCTGCATTGCTCGGCGCTGTCGCTGGTGGTGTTGCTACGAGTACAGTAGGCGGTGCTGTTGCTGGCGCCGTTGCTGGTAATGTTCTTGGCAATAAGAAAAAGAAAAAAGCGGCTACAACGCCAGCTCCCACTCCTCCACCTGTTATTGAGCCACCTGCTCCACCTCCCCCACCGCCACCGCCGCCACCACCGCCGCCACCACCTGAGCCTGAGCCTGTTGGTGTTGGAAAAGGAACTACTAGCGCGTCTGGTGGTAAAGAAGAGGCAGTTGATATTGTCCAGGAGACAACTGGGGTTTCTGAAAGTGAAGCTAAAAAGGTTGCTGATGACATTGATAAAGGTAGAATTGAAACCACGCCGCCAAAAGTTGAGGTGAGCGAAATTGAAAAAATGACTGAAGAGTTAAAAAATACGGGTACTGTTTCCACAGCAAAAACAGAAACTGTTAAAAAAGAAGAGACTGCAAAAACAGATACTGCTATTAAAGATACAACAGCAAAAGAAACTTCTGGTAAATCTATAATTTCTTCTGGAACTAAAGATACGGCATCAGTTTCCGGCCCTGCTGCTGAAAAAGAAGCTCCAACTGCTTCTGCTGAAACTATTGAGAAAGTTCAGAGTTCGGCAGAGGCTGGTACAGCAAAAACAGCAATGCGAGGTCGCAGATCTCAGATTGCTACAACTGCTCAAGGGCTCTTAGCTCCAGCTAAAACACGCCGCCGCCGTTCTTTGATAGGCATGATTAGATGATGTATCGCCGCAATGTTGCTGGAGAAATGGGCGCTAAGTCATCACAACCTGCTAAACGCCGGGCTGATATGACTGTGGATCCTCTCGAGCGATTAAATCAAAAGATGGCTGGACGTATGAAAGGCGGCGCTGTAGAGGGCAAAAATAAAAAAAAGCGTTCATTAATGAATAGTATTGGAGTAATGTAATGGTACAAGTAAACCCGCTCGTTGCGCAGCTAGACCGTAGATATAAAACTCTACAAACCCAAAGATCTAACTGGGAAAAGCATTGGCAAGAACTTGCGGATTACATGTTGCCGCGCAAAGCTGATATTACAAAACAGCGAAGCCAGGGTGATAAAAGAACGGAATTAATATACGATGGAACGGCTATTCATGCGGTCGAGCTTTTATCTTCTTCGTTGCACGGCATGCTTACGTCACCTAGTACGCCCTGGTTTTCTATGCGTTACCGGGATCCCTCTTTGCAAAATGATGATGAGGCAAATGAGTGGTTAGAGCTATGTATAGATCAAATGTATAAAGCTTTTCACAGATCTAACTTTCAACAGGAAATCCACGAACTTTATTATGACCTGGTGGTTTTTGGAACATCTGCGCTGTATATCGAGGGTGATAACGATGGTTTGCGTTTTTCTACCAGGCACATTGCAGAAATAACAATTTCAGAAGATTTAAACGGTAGAGTCGATACTGTTTATCGTAAGTTTAAATTAAGCGCTAGGGCGGCAGCTCAAAGGTTTGGTGAAGAAAACTTACCAATAGCAATTAAAAAAACCTTAGAAAAGGAACCACATAAAGAACATGAGCTTATTCATGCTGTTTTCCCAAGAGGAGAAGCAAAGGGAGCTTTTGCTAAAAACAAACCAGTAGCTTCAGTTTATTATCATTTAGACACAAAAGCTTTGATTTCTGAGGGCGGCTTTGATGATTTCCCATTTATGGTCCCGCGATTTGTAAAAGACAGTGTAAGCACATATGGGCGCTCACCAGCTATGAATGCTTTGCCAGATGTTAAAATGGTCAACAAAATGTCTGAGACAACAATACGTGCTGCTCAAAAACAGATTGACCCGCCGCTGATGGTGCCGGATGACGGTTTTGTTTTACCTGTTCGAACAACGCCAGGTGCTTTGAATTTTTATCGCACGGGAACAAGAGACAGACTAGAGCCGTTGCAGATCGGCGCAAATAACCCACTAGGTTTAAACATGGAAGAACAGCGGCGCAATGCAATTCGCCAGGCATTCTATGTAGATCAGTTGTTGATGGCTCAGGGCCCAGCCATGACAGCGACTGAAGTGTTGCAGCGTAATGAGGAGAAGATGCGATTGCTTGGGCCTGTCCTGGGCAGGTTGCAGTCTGAGTTATTGCAGCCTCTCATTTCCCGCTCTTTTGCGCTGCTGCTCAGGAATGGCCTCCTCCCGGCTGCTCCTGAGCAACTACAAGGTCAAGATATTGACATCGAGTATGTTTCTCCATTGGCAAAAGCACAAAGATTAACAGACTTACAGTCTATGCTTCGAGGCTTTGAGGTTATGTTGCAAGTTGCGGAAGTTGCTCCTGTCATGGATTACTTAGATCCAGACAAGCTTGTTCAGTACTTGGTTGAGGTAACTGGTATTCCGGCGCGCGTTATTCGCAGCAATGAAGAAGTTTTACAGTTAAGAGATGAGCAAGAGCAAGCGGCTCAACAACAGGCAGCAGCTCAACAGCAAGCGGCTTTGGCGCAACAGGCGCAACAGGTAGCTCCCCTGGTTAAAGCCGTTGGGGATACTAGCTAATGAAAAAGATAGAAGATCTAAAGTTAGCTTATAGAAGAACATTTAACACCAGTGATGGTGAGGAAGTATTACGTGATTTGAAATCCAGGCACGGGTTTGAAACCACAACATTTTCGGACAATCCTTATGAAACTGCATTTAATGAAGGCCAGCGCGCAACTGTGTTGCTGATTGTCCGTATGCTGGCTGAAGGGAAGGAACCAAGATGAGCGAAGAGGCAATCCAAGATACGGGATCTCAAGAGGCTGTAGTAGCAGAGGCGGCTCCAGCCAGCTTTCACGAAACACTATCAGAAGATCTGCGAGCAAATCCAGGCTTGCAAAAATTTACAGATATTAACGGATTAGCTAAAAGTTATGTTAATCTTGAGCATATGATGGGTAGGGACAGAATACCTGTGCCTGGTCAAGCCGCAACATCTGATGAATGGCGGGAAGTATATACACGTTTGGGATCTCCTACGGATCCGAAAGAGTATTCTGTTCAAGTGGCAGATGGAATTTTGCAAGAGGGCGAGGCCGACAGTTTCAAAAATGCTTTGTATGAAGCTGGTTTAAACAACAGTCAGGCTCAGAAAATGTCGGATTTTATGTCTGGTATAGTTGAGGGAGCGCAAGAACGTTTTGATCAAAGTGCAGATGAAGCCAGGTATAATTCTGAACAAGAGCTGCGCCAAGAATATGGTCAAGCTTTCGATCAAAAACTAGAAATGGCTAAGATGGCTGCTACCAATTTACTTGGCGGTACTGATTTGTTCGATGAAATCCAGTTGTCTGATGGTCGTATGCTGGGAGATGAGCCTCGCATTATAAGAATGTTTGCTGAGTTAGCAGCACAAATTGGCGAGGATAATATTGTGGGTGAGACAAACGAGTTAATTATGACACCAGACGAAGCAATGAACGAAGCTAAAAAGCTAATGTCAGAAGGGCCATATCAAGATAAAAACCATCCTCAACACGATCATTATGTGTCTGAGGTAAACAGATTATTTAACCTGGGAGGATAATAATAATTTAAAAGATAATACGGAATTGCAAAAAGTGTATAATTAGCATAGTATGCAATACTAAGTGGATAACCGTAGGGCCCACAAGTAAGCTTGTAGTCAAGCGGAGTAGCTGCCCTAAGCAATAGCACGGCCCCGAAAGGGACAACCAAGCGCAGTAAACCTTAAACTGAAACTGTTAGGAGGAGGACATAATGTCTACTCAAATTAATACAGCTTTTGTCAATCAGTTTAGCGCAAATGTTCAGATGTTGTCTCAACAGATGGGCTCTCTACTGCGTAATTCAGTAGACGTTGAAACTGTCAATGGCGAAAAAGCTTTCTTCGATCAAGTAGGATCGGCAGCAGCCGTTAAGCGTACAACGCGGCACGGTGACACTCCAATGGTTGAGACACCCCATGAAAGACGCATGTGTGTTTTAGCAGACTATGAATATGCAGATCTGATCGATGATCAGGACCGTGTACGTTTGCTTATCGACCCTACATCAACATACAGCCGTGCAGCAGCCGCTGCTATGGGCCGTGCAATGGATGATGAAATTATCGCAGCAGCTTTGGGTACATCCCAAACTGGTAAAGATGGTGGAACATCAACAGCGCTTCCAAGTGCTCAAAAAATTGTGCATGGTTCCGCTGGTTTAACAATCGCAAAACTAGTCTCTGCTAAAGAAATACTAGATGCGGCAAGTGTAGATGCTTCTATACCGCGCCACATTGTTGTATCTCCAAAGCAGGTAAGTGATCTGTTGAACAATACAACTGTGACTTCAAGCGACTTCAACACTGTGAAAGCGCTTGCACAAGGCGAGATTAACACCTTTGTAGGTTTTAATTTCATCGTTTCTAACCGTTTGACAGATGATGGCACTAGTCGCCAGGTTATTGCATTTGCATCAGACGGTATTAAGTTAGCGATTGGTAAAGAGCCAAGTGCTAGAATTGATGAACGTGCCGACAAGTCATATGCAACGCAAGTCTACTACTGTCAGTCTCTTGGCTGCACAAGGATGGAAGAGTCCAAGGTAGTAGAAATAGCATGTAACGAATAAGGAGATTTGACTTATGGCTACTGTTTATTCCACCCAAAGAACTAACAACAGGTCAACTCCTGTTGCTATGAACAAAGCCAATGAGCTGGGCGGTCGTATCCGTGTTGCTCATGGCGTGTACGAAGCAGCTTCTTTAGCATCTGGTGATGTTATTGAGATGTTTATTCTACCAGACGGCGCAAGATTGCTTGAAGGGTCACTAGCACATGATGCTATGGGTTCATCAACAACCTTGTCAGTTGGTTACGCAGCGCACACAAATGCGGCTGGTACAGCGGTTTCCGCTGCTCCTGCTGGATATAAAGCTGCTGCTGCATCAACATCTGCTCAAAAAGTGGACATCCTTGCTACCTTAGCTCTTGGCTCAGGTACAGAGACAGACACTAATGAGGATGGTGTTGCTGTTACCGCAACTATGGGCGGTGCTGCTGGTACTGGTACTATTGAGATAACTATGAAGTATGTAGTTGACTAATTAGATGGGGGCGGTTCGCCGCCCCTTCTTTTACAAGGTAGGTAAAGATGGCTAGTACAGTTGATATTGCAAACTTTGCGCTAAACAATCTAGGCGCGTCTAATATTTCCTCATTAGATGAAAACAGTAAAGCAGCAAGGATTGTAAATCAGAGGTACGAGTCTGTACGTGATGCAGTCTTTCGAGCTCATCCCTGGAATTGTTTGATGCAAAGATCTCAACTTGCCCAGGATACTGAAGCCCCTGCGTATGGTTATGCAAAACAATACTCTCTACCTGCTGATCCGTTTTGTTTACGGGTCTTAGAATTTTCTACGGGTACGTTATCGTATCCTCAAGACAACATAACAAGTAATACTGGTGGGCCAGTGTTTGTCATCGAGGGGCGAAAGCTACTTACAGATGAAAACTCAGCTCAAATAAAATACATTGGTAGGATTACAGATCCTCAGCAATATGATGCAAGTTTAATAGAAGCTTTAGCTGCTAGATTAGCTGCTGAAGTTTGTTATGCGGTTACTGGATCGACTTCTATGGTGCAGATCCAAACATCTTTATATGAAGCAAAAATGACAGAAGCGCGTTTTAATGATGCGACTGAAGGCGCAACCCAGCGCTTAGAGGCAAGCGACTTTATCGAATCGAGGTTCTAATGGCACGTTCCGCACCAGCTTTTAGCTCCTTTACAGCAGGTGAGATTAGCCCACGATTAGAAGGCCGCACCAATATTGAGAAATATCAAGAAGGGCTAACTGAACTTACAAATATGGTTGTTATGCCTCATGGTGGTGTAACAAGGCGCCCTGGGACAGAATACCTGGGCGAAGTAAAAAGCAGTGCAGTAAAAACCAGGTTAATACCGTTTCAATTCAAAACATCTGATACATATATCCTTGAGTTTAGTAATCAGATTATGCGTGTTTTTCGTAATGATTTGCAGGTTTTAAATGCAACCGACAAGAATATTACAGCTATTACAAAAGCTAATCCAGGCGTTTTAACTAGTAATTCTCATGGTTTTAGTAATGGTGATGAGATTTTTGTTGACAGCATAGGCGGCATGACAGAGCTAAATGCTCGTAACTATAGAGTTGCAAACGTAACGACTAATACATTTTCTTTGCAAGATTTGTTTGGCAACAACATAAACACAACAAGTTTTACAACTTATACATCAGGCGGCACTGCAACGGAAATATTTGAGGTAGCTCACCCATATACTGAAGCTCAGTTGTTTGATGTTCGTTTTGCTCAATCTGCTGATACAATGTATTTAGTTCACCCAAGTCATCCAGTTAAAACATTAACAAGAACAAATCATAATGCTTGGTCTTTTGCTTCACTAAGCATTACTGAAAACAGTACGCCAACACTTACAAGTACAAATAACTATCCTAGTGTTGTGTCTTTCTTTGAGCAGCGTTTAGTTTTTGGTAATACGAATAACAATCCGCAAACATTATGGTTTAGTAAAAACGGAGACTATGGAGATTTTACTACGGGAACAGGTGATGACAAAGCGTTAATTTACACAATAGCCTCTAACCAGGTTAACGCTATTCGTTTTTTATCTGCAACTAGAGTTTTGACTGTTGGCACTTCTGGCGGCGAATATGTTTTGACATCAACAAATGATGGACCTGTTACGCCGACAACAACACTTATTCGTAAATATTCTAACTATGGCACGGCACAAGTAGAGCCCGTGCAGGTTGCTGATGTTACTTTGTTTGTTCAACGGGGAAGCCGAAAGATACGAGAGTTTAAGTTTGCGGGTGATGTTAATACTGGCGGTTACTCAGCTCCAGATATGACTATTTTAGCAGAGCACGTTACAGAGGGTGGCCTGGATCACATGGCTTACCAGCAAGAGCCGGATAGTATTGTTTGGTGTGTTCGTAATGATGGTACGCTCCTGGGCATGACGTATCGCCGCGAAGAACAGGTTGTTGCTTGGCATAAACATATTATTGGTGGAAGCTTTGGATCTGGACAGGCGGTTGTTGAAAGCATAGCAACGCTACCTACTGATACTGGTGAAGATGAGCTTTACATGATCGTAAAGCGTACAATTAACAGCGTAACTAAGCGTTATGTTGAAAAGTTAAAGTTGTTTGATTTTGGAGATGATACAACAACAGCATTTTTTGTTGATAGTGGTTTGCAATATAGTGGTGGGGCCATCAATGCACTAGGTGGGCTGTATCATTTAGAGGGGCAAGCCATACAAGTTTTGGTAAACGGTGCAACGCATCCTGACAAAAGTGTTAGCAGCGGCTCGATAGCATTAAACTACTCAACTGTAAAAGCTGCTGTTGGTTACGGATTTGATAGTTCGATGCAGACATTGCGTATTGATAGCGGATCTGTTGATGGAACAAGCCAGGGAAAACCGAAACGTATACATCAAATAACTGTACGTTTCTTTGAAACTGTTGGTGCTGAAGTCGGAAATGACAGCGGAGAGATTGATCGTATATTTTTTAGAGACAGCTCTATGTCTATGGATACAGCCGTTCCAATGTTTACTGGGGATAAAGATATTGAGTTTCCTGGTGGATTTGACGATGATGACAGAATTTATATTAAACAGAGCCAGCCATTGCCGTTAACGGTATTGGCTTTCTACCCACGCATGAATACGTTTGACAAATGATTAGAGATAACTTGACCAGATCCCATGTTCTTGACGCTTTTGAGCGAATAGATAGGACTGTGACGCTTGGGCCCGTGCAGGTATTAGATGCTATTCCAGTTTATACTTTGCCAAAACGCGGGTATGCTTTTATGGAAAGAGGTGAAATTTATGCGATTGGTGGTATACTGCCAGTATGGGAAGGTGTTGGGGAAATCTGGTTGATCCCAACAAAACTTGCTAAAACAAAACCAGTGTCTTTAGCCAGGCATATAAAGTTAGGTTTATTTGATATGGAACAATCTTTAGAGTTACGGCGTTTACAAGCTGCTGTTCGATGCGGTTTTGATAGAGGCCATGACCTTGTAAAGTTTTTAGGTTTCCAAAGCGAAGGTGTTATGCGCAAGTATGGCCCAGACGGTGAAGACTATGAAAGGTATGCGAAATGGCAGACCCAGTAACATTTCTAGCTTTAGTAAGTGCTGGTAGTAGTATTGTAGGAGGCGTACAACAAAAGAAAGCGGCTGATAAAGCGGCTGAAGCTGCACAAAGCGCAGGTGAGTTTAATGCTCAGATTATAGAACGTGACATAGATTTGTTTGAGCGACAGCGCGGTGTACTGAATGCAATGTTCTCGATTGACCAGCGAAGAGCCAGGGAAATCTTTGAGCGAGATGTTCAAGGAACTGTTCGAGCAAGCACTGGGTATGCTGGTTTTGATATGAGCCAGGGAACGCCAATGACCGTTTTAAGAGAAAACGCTCGAGAGTTTGATTTCCAAACAGCAATAGGAAAGTTTGATAATGAAGTTCAAAACTTACAGATAAGTGATGCGCAAGAAGAATCTAGGTTAAACGCAGAGCTTTCTCGCAAAGAAGGTGGTATGGCTGCTGCATCGTCAAGAGCTTCTGGCACCGCTTCGCTCATATCAGGTTTTGGTAGAGCTGCATCAAGCGCTGAAAAAAGTGGATTATTTACATGAAGATACCTGTATATACAGCTCGAGGTCAAATTAGCAGCACAATGCCAGGACGTCAGATTAGGGCTCGAAAATCTATCCAGGCAGCTCAACAAGCGGAGTTGGCGGCAGCAGGGCCTGGTTTGGCTTTAACGGAACAAATTGGTGAGTACGCCACAACACGTTATAAAATGCAAGTTGAAAACCAGCTTAATAATGCAATGCTTGATGCTCAAGAAGCTTTGCGTGATAGGCGTAAAGAATTAGGTAAAGTAAATAATTACGACAAAGTATTAGATGACGGTGATAATTCTATTTGGAATAAAGAAACCGCAGAACTAAACACAAGGTTGCGTAAAAAAGTTGGCAAAGATAAATACGCATTACAACAATTCGATAGCCGTTTTCGTCAAATTGAACAACAAAACAGGTTTGTTTTACGAGATGTTATTGATGAAAGAACAAAAAAAGACGCAGTTTTAAATCGTTCTCGTAAGCTACAAAATGCTGAAGATGACATAGTTAACAATTACGATCTTTCCCAGGTAAGTTTTATTTTACGTGATGTTATCCAGGACACAAATAAACTTGCGGAAATAAAAGCCGGAAACATTGATGTATTAAACGAACAACAACGAACTTTGTTTCTTCGAGCAACTTTAAGATCTTTTGAAAAAAATGCAGATGAAGCGACTAGCGGTGTAGCTTTTGTTGACCAGGTACGCCAAGCAATAAGAGATGGCGATGAGACTGCCCTTAAATCTTCTCAAGCTGCTTATGTTTATGGTTTGATGAAAATGTTAGACTCAACAGATCAAGCTAAAATTTTTAAAACAGTTGGCGCTACTCAAACATATTTAGAAGGCGAAACGATTGCAGAACAAAACGCGCGCAAACAAGCTGATTTATATTTAGATGACTTTAGATCTTCTTTGGATGTTTATGAAAAACAACTTACAGAAGGTAATGTATTAGATAATGAAATTATTGATGAAATAGGTAGAAACTTAAGCGAAAGTGTTTTGCCTCGTATTAGTGATGAAGGTGAGCGCCAAGCTGTAGCAAAATCGTATGCTGACCTGGTATCTTTTAATGATTTTCAAAAAAGCTTTGGTAGAAGAGTTACACTAGATACAATCGATGATGCTATTTCTACGTTTAGATCTGAAGGTATTGCTGGAGAGTTGAGCTTAGGCATTGATACTGATCGAGAAGAAAACCTTATTGCGTTTATGGAACAATATAAAGAAAATATGACTAAAGCCCTGGGCAAAAACGGGGATGCTATTTCTTTTGCAGCGCGCACTAAAATGGACGGTATTAGCATTGCTGGTGTTAATTTCTCATCAGAAGCTTTTGCAAATAATGCAACAGGTCTAAACGCACGTTTAACTCAAGGATCTAAAATAAAAGCAAACAATAAACTTAATCATCTTCCTATTTTAACAAATGATGAGATGATGCAGCTCCAAAACGTATTTAATCAATCTTCTTTTGAAGAACAACGCGCAATCATTAATGGTATAAACCAAGAGCTAGGGCCTAAAAGCTCTGAGCTTTACAGCAAAATAAGCAAAGATGCTCCAATGATGGCGCACTTAGCTGGTTTAATTGATCTTAATGGCGTGAATGACGAAGCGTCCAGGCAGATCCAACTAGGGCTTTCTGCTGAAAATAAAGTTAAGGTTTCCTCGCTTACTGATTTAGGCGGCACTTTAGTTTACAATGAAATTGTCCTGGACGCATTTGGAACATTGCCAGAAAAACTTGAGCAAAGTTTACGTGGTGTAACTCAGCAATCTGTTGAAGCAATATTAACATACCGTATGATGTATGAAGGGCTAGATGTTCAAACTTTAAAAAAAGAAGATATACAAAATATTGTTAGTTTTGCAATGGGTGGATCTAAAGACGGTACTCGAGGCGGCATAGGTGTATATGGTGGAAATGACAGATCCTATTTCCGTCCTAAAAATGTTTCTGACGAAGAATTTACAACAGCCGTTGATGGTTTAACTGCTGAAAAACTATCACGTATACCTGGTAACGACATACCCGAAGGAGATTATGAAGTTACAAATAATATTCTTAAAGGTTTCTTAAAAAGTGATGATGCGGGTATTGCAGCGGTAGGCCGTGATAATCGTGGTTATATCATTTATGAAATGTATCGTGGAGAGCCTGGAATGTCTCAAGCTATTGGATCTCAAAATGGTGATCCGTTAGTTTTTACCTTTGAAGATTTAGTAACACTCGATTTGTTAGAGCGTGAAGCTACAGCTATAAAAAACGATGCAAGCCAGCAAATTAGAGATCGAAGTCAAAAATATTTATATGAAAATTCTGTTTTCTTTTACGATGAAGCAAACAATAAATTATATGACCATCGAGGAATGAAAGAACTTGATATAGGTCGCCTGGAAGATATTAAACAAGGTCAGTTATTAGAATGACGTTACTCAATTTTGATAACGAGGATAAGTCTGTTTTAGACACACGCCCGGTTATAGATAAACCTATTACTGGTGTTCAAGAAAACTTTGAGGCTGCATTTAAAGGTAGCTTTGCCCAGGCGCCGTTTTCTAAAAGATTTTATGAACGAGATTGGTGGGGCAGTGTTGTTGATGAAATAAACGCGCAAACGGGTGAAAGTTTTAATAACCCGATGTATTATTTTACTCGCAACGATAAAGATGCGCAAAAAATACAAAAGTATGTTCGTGGCAATTTAGACAAGCTTGAAGGTGATTTTAACATTTTTCTTGAGGATGACCTGGTAGGCAGTATAGAACAGCAAACGCGCGATCGAGCTTTGTCAAACATCGAAGAAATGGAAGAAGTTTTTTCTCGAGCAGAAGGGTTTTTTCCTACTGCTTCAAGTTATGCAGGTATGTTTAGCGCTGCTGCTGCTGATCCTGTTAACGTAGGTTTAACACTTGTTACTGGCCCATTAACATTTAGCGTTAAAACTTTTGGCGGCGTAATGCTTAGAGAAGCATTAATTAACTCTGGTATTGAAGCTGCGCAACAACCATTAGTGGCTCAATGGTATGAAGAATTAGGATTAGATTATACGTTTGCTGATTTTCGTAATGCTGTTTTGACTGCTGGTGCGGTTGGCGCAGGTATTCCTTTGATAATAAGAGGTGGCAAAACTGGTATAGAGATTGGTAAAGATTTTGTGCCGTTATCATCTGGTCAAATTAAAAAAGGTTATCGTGCATTTATTGATAGTGGTGCGGCTAAAGAAACTGACATTGGCGCTGGTGCTGAAAAAATGCTTAAAAGCGAAGAGGACGTTTTTGAACAAAATCCTTTAGCTGATGTATTTTCTGACTTGGAACACAAGGAACGCCTGGTAAACGGATCTGCTGCATTCCAAAACAACCAAGCTCCAACAATATCAGATAAACCAAAATCTTCGTTGAAATCACCAGGTAGCATTTATGAAGCCGATAACCTAGATGGTCAAATTTTTAGATTTAATCCTGATGAAATAAATGTCGATGCAGAAACATTTCAATTTAAAACGGGTGGTGATGAGTTTGGTGTTACTGAGCGTTTACGTGACGTAACGCAATGGGATCCAAGTAAAGCCGGGCAAATAACTGTTTATGAATATGCAGATGGGCGGCAGTTTATTGCAGATGGACATCAAAGATTAGGTTTAGCAAAACGTATAAAAGCACAAGATCCTAGCCAGGATGTGCGTTTGTACGGGAACAAACTACGCGAAACTGACGGTATTGCGCCAGTAGAAGCGCGCGTTATTGCTGCTATGAAAAATATATCTGAGGGTACTGGGTCGGTCCTCGATGCTGCAAAAGTGTTTAGATTTTCTCCAGAACGCATTAATGATCCCAGTTTCCCAAAGGGGTCTGAGTTTGTAAAGCAAGCTCGGGCCCTATCTAATCTTGCGCCGGAAAACTTTGGTATGGCAATAAACGAAGTTGTCCCATCAAATTTTGCTGCTGTTGTTGGGCGTTTAATTCCAGACGATGCAAGCATGCAAACGGCTGCGTTAAATGTCCTGGCTAAAACAGAACCAACAAACGCATTCCAGGCTGAAAGCGTTGTTCGCCAGGTAATTGACAGCGGCGTTACAAGAGAAAGCCAAGAAAGTTTATTCGGTGAAGAAATTGTTACTGAAAGTTTATTCTTGGAACGTGCAAAAGTATTAGATCGAGCACAGAAACAATTAAGAAAAGACAAATCGTCATTTAAAAACCTGGTTGATAATGCTTCAAGAATAGAAGGTGAAGGCAATCAACTAGCCAAAGATGCAAATCAGAAAAGGGCTAATCAAGATGGCACGGCAATCGCGCTCCTCCAAAGTCAAGCAAACCGCAAAGGGCCGCTCTCAGACGCCCTCACAGACGCAGCAAAACTCGCCAAAGATCAAGGATCGTACACAGATGCTACAAAACGATTTGTCGATGCTATCAGACGATCAGTTGACGAAGGCGACTTTGATCGCGCAAAGGCTGGCGATGCAGGACGCCCTTTCGATGTTGCAGAGGAAGCGCCTACAGTACGAGATGATGCAGAGCAGCTAAGACTAGATGATTTTTCTGAGCCTGTTGGCAAAGGTACTATCAACCAGACAAATGCCTTAACTGAAGATCTACGTGCAGATCTTTCTGAAACAAACTTATTACGTGAAGATTTAAAACGCCTGGTCGAAAGTGGTGGAAGTGAAGCTGATATTATAAGTCATCCGGCGGTTGTTCGAGCGGTTGATGAAATGGAAAGTTTACCGCGCACCAGTAATGTAGAAGGATATGGATCTGAGAATTGGTTTACGTCCAGGCAATATGTTGTTGGGTCTAGGCGTAATGGATCTTTTGAAGAGGCTTTAGACTATCTTAGAGATAATGCGAGACAGTTAGGCTGGGTTGATGATAAGCTTGAGTATCCTGTTGGATCTTTGCGTAGAGAAAGAAAAGCTGTTATTGTCTTGGGCCCTCCGGCTGCTGGTAAAAGCACTATAGCTAATCCTATTGCTCGCAAAATGGGGGCCGCTATTGTTGATTCGGATGAAGCAAAAAAGATTTTACCAGAATACAGAGGTGGTATAGGTGCTAATGCAGTACACGAAGAGAGTTCTTTCCTGG